AGTTTCCAGTGCCGCCTGGATCTCCTCGCCGTCCATGTCCTTCAGGCTGATCTTGCCGATGTCGACAACGAATGAGTTCAGCTTGGCGGTAAAGGCGTCGCCGCCCACACCAAGCAGGTCGGCAGCGGTCTTGACGCTATTCGACAGGGCCAAGATCACCTTCGCGAACTGATCGTTCGCCTCGGCGCCGAGGTTGGTCGTCGACGTGCTGTATTTGTCGCTGCGGAACAAGCCACCGGACTTCTTCGTGTCAGTGTATTGCTGCGCATTCAGGCCGCCGGACATGATCGAGGCCAACGAGGCCGCATTTGCCGTGAGGCCGGTATCGAGCGCCGTTACCTTGCCGCCGAAAACAGAACTGGCCAACTTGCCACCGAAGCCGCCAAGCGCCTGGTCCAGCTTGTTGAACGCAAGCCCGATCACCCCACCGAACACCAGTTGGAACGTATCGTTGTTCACGAGGTTTTCGGTTGCGCTTTTACTGCCTCCGGAAACTTCGCCGGTCAGGCCGGAGCCGCGCACGAGCAGGTTCCCCAGCCCACTGATTGAATTCTCGATCGCCTTCAGCGACGCCAGCATACCGGCCGTGTGCGTCAACTCGATGCTGGAGTTGGTCGCGGCCAACTCGATGGCGCGAGCGATGGAGTCAGACTTTGCGCTGGAATCGCCCAGCACCGAGCCGGTACCTTGTGTTTCCTGCCGCTGCTTAGCAGACGGCCCGCCGCTGCCGCCGCTAGTGGCTGCGCCCAACGCCGCCATCACGCCGATCATCGCGGCAACGCCGGCGAACCCGCCCCAGCCAGACTGCGCGAACATCTGCGCGGCGCCGGCGGCAATAGCCGGGCCGATAGATGCCAAGTTCATGGCAAGTTGGGCAACGTGGAATGCCTGCGACACACCCTGCAGCACCTTGTAGCCGTTGCTCTGCTCATTGAAGAAGCCGGCTGCAGCGCCTGCCATGTCACCGTAGCTACCGAGGCGCTCCGATGTCTGCTGTTTGTTGATGTTCGACAGATCTTTGTTATATTCGATTTCGTCGGACAGACCATTCAGGTATTTGTTGGCGGCGTTGCCCCGCTGCTTCTCGTAGTCAGCTTGCGTCCGTGCCATCGCCTGAAGCGAATTGGTCAACTTGCTCACCGAGCTGCTGGCGCCACCGAATGCATCGCGCAGGGCATCGCCGAAGCTCTGTGCCTTAGCCGGGTCCAAGAACTGGGCTAGCTCCTCAGCACTCTTCTGCGCACCCGCCAGATCCTCGCCGCGCGTGACGGCAGCCACGTTCCGCTTCTTCGCATCGATCAACTTCTCCAGCGCAGCGATTTCGTCCAGCGTCATGCCGGTGGAAGACCGCTGCGCCAGCTGATCTTGCAGACGTGCGAGTTCCAGCTGCTCGACAGCAGCCTTGGTCATTCCAAAGGTAATGACCAATTCTTCATTCTTGGCGGCTTCATCTTGCGCGGTCTGAATTGATTTTGCGACCTGTTCGTCGTGGGCCTGCTGCATGGCGGTGAACTCGGCCGCACCAGCGGTGGCGCGCTTGTTTGAGGCGATGACGGCATCGGTACTGGCCACGACAGCAATCATCGAGCGTGCGTGCTCGATATCACCGGCGGTCAACTTGGTTTTTCCCGTTGAAATTTCCGCGTCCAACTTCAGGGTCAGCTTTTGCGACTCTGAAAGTTGGTTGTAGCCCGACAGCTCCAGGTTGTTGGCGGCGATCTTTTCCTCGATCGAGGTCATCAGGTTCTGGTAGGCGGTCTGCTCCTGCTTAATGGACGCGGCAGCGTTCTTGTCTGCGAACTTGGCGCGGACGAGCTTCTCCATCTCTGGCGGGATCTCACCGAATTGCTTCTTCAGCTTGTCCAGTTCAGCCGCCAGGCGCTGAGCAGCGGTGCCGTTCTCGCCGTACCACTTCGTCAACTGCTGTTGGCGAGTTCCTTCCGCTGCCAGGTCGCCCGTCGAGTTGCGCTTCTGCATCTTCTCGGTCAGATCGGCGATATCTCCCATCACCTTGGCGCGGGCGAATAGGATCTCGGTGTTGCTCTTGCCCTTGCCCGCCTCGAACTCACCGGCGAGGTTGTTGATGTCGCTCAAGCGCTTCGATGCTGCGGTGAGCTGCTCGATGATCGGCAGGTCGCGCTCGGCTGCGCTTTTCGAGCGGCCAGCGCCTTGCAACTGGATCAGCTTTTCGTTCTTTGCGATCTGCTCGTCGAGGCCCTTGACGATCCGCACTTGCGCTTCATCGAACGACTCGGCAGCCTGCTTGTTACCCTCCTCCGACTTCTTGCCCCACACCATCCAGGCGGTCGCGGCCAGGCCGAGTAGGGTAACGATGGCGCCAATAGGGCCGCCCAGCAACCCCATCGCGCGACTGGCCAAGCCGATGGAGGCGACGCCGGCGCCGTTCGCAGCATTCAGGGCGGTCTGCGCTGCCGTCTGCGCGGCGGTAGCTGCGGCGATCTGAGCGGAGACGCGGGCCTGCTGCTGCCCGAGGAGCGCGAGCTCTGCGATCATTGCCGCGCGGGCGGCCTCGGCGGCAGCCAGTTCAGCCGTCGCCAGGCGGAGGGTGCGCAATGCGAAGCTCTGCGCGCCGGCGGCGGTGGCTGCTTCGATTGCGGCAGTGGCTGCCAGCATGTTCGAGCGAGCTTGCGCCAGGCGAACGACCGCCTCCTCCCGGGCGATCAAGATCGCGGTCTGTGTGGCGGCAGCCAGCGCGCCGGAAGCTGTGGCGCCGACCAGGTCGGCTTCGGCCGAGGCGATCGTGGCGGCGCGTGCGGCATTCTCGGCAGCGACCTGCGCGTATGCTGCAGCGACGCGCTCATAGGTCTTCACAGTCCAGGCGGTGAGCCAGTTGATCACGTTCACCGCGACCAAAGTACCGACCAGCCCGGCCATCAGGTTCAGGTTGTTCGCCAGCGCCTCGATGCCTGTCGTGAGCACGGACACGGTACCGCTCGCCTGCGCCTGCACGCCGACGAACTCCATGACGTTGTTCTTGAGGACGGTGAAGGCGCCGCCGATGGTCTGCACCTGCTTCGCTTCCTCCTGCAACTTCTGCAGGGCTTGCGGCAGCACGTCGGCCATGATCTTGGAGGTGATCGCGCCCTCCTCCGCCATCTTCTTCAGCGCACCGACAGGCACACCGATGCCTTCGGCCAGGGCCTTCATCAGGCGCGGCGCCGCTTCGTTGACGGCGTTGAATTCCTCGCCGCGCAGCGTGCCGGAGGCAAACGACTGCGACAGCTGCAGCATGGCCGAAGCCGATTCCGACGCCGTGGCGCCGCTTACCTTCAGGGCCAGGTTGACCACCTCCGTGATACTTGCGACTTGCTTTTGCTGGATGCCGAGCTCCCGGGTACCGTTGGCAATGCGCGCGTACAGCACGCCAGTGGCCGCCAGATCCTGCTGGGCGGTGTTTGCGATGCGGCGTACGTCGTCCACGGCGGCGGCGTACTCGCGTTGCGACTGGGTGGCAAGGCGCAACTGCGCGTTGAATTTCGTGTATTCGTCGGCCATCCGAATGATGGCGCCCACGCCCGCGCCGACACCCAAGAGGGCGAGCGACTGCGTGAGCTTTCGGGTTACGGCATCCAGTGCTGTGACCTGTTGTTCCGCTCGGCCGCCGGCATCGCGCATCCGTTCAAGATTCGCCGTGGCCGGAGCGACCGAGGTGGAATCGATCCGGATTGCGAGAGTGGCGATGTCAACGGTCATGGATAGCCCAATAGAAAAAGCCGCCTCATGGGCGGCCGTGAATTCGATACGGGCGGCGCTGGGCCGCCCTATTCGTTACTGAGGAACGCTGCATCAAGCGCATCGATGCACTCGCCCTCAAACGGCGAAAGCTGGATGTTGTGCCGCCGCTCCCACGCCATGATCTGCTCGTCCGAGATCGGATTTGCAGCCATGGCGCCGGCGGTGCGCTTGGCGTTCAACTGGAGGAAGTAGCCCCAGATATGCAGCAGCTCATGCGGGATGGGCGGCACGTCCAACTGGGGCGGCATGACGCCGGTCTGCTCGAGCACCACGTTCAGGTGCCAGCCGAGCGTCTTACCGTCTTTCTGCTTGGCGCCGAGCTTTAGCGTTGCCGCAGCGTGTTCGACCAGCTGATCCTTTAGACTGCCAAAAAATTGGCGTCAGCTTCCAGGGCGGCCAGCACCTTCTCCTGCCATGTTGGTTGGGCGTCGAAGCACAGGTTCAGGAAGTCGGCGGTCAGCGCGACGGGCTCGCCGGCCGATACGAAACCCGGGGCACCGACGATCACGGCGATAGCGATCTTGCGGTTGCGGTCTTCGCCCAGGTCGTACAAGGTGCCAGCGCCAGCCAGGGTCTTGGCGTCGATCTGCTCCTTTTTAGTCTGGCTGCGCTTGATTGCGGCGACCGAGGTGGTGCGGATCACATCGCGGTATTGAATGGAGTTTTTCCCGACGATCTCGAAGCCCGCCTGCATGTTGCCGTCGTCATCGAAGGCGACTTCCACGGTGTGGGTCTTGGCGATCTTCTCCGGGCTGGCCAGTAGCGCGATGTCGAAGCCAGCCGAGACGATTTTTTGAGCGGTGTTGGTGGTGTTCATGGTGTAGCCTTTCGCGGGTAGATAGGTGCCCGTGCCGGCCGCCGCGCCCGCGAAGGCGACAGCGACCGGTCGGTGCTAGGGTGGCTTGCGCCGAAACAGAAAGCCCGGCACGTGGCCGGGTCTGGTGAATTACACCAGGGTGGTGTCTTGCAGCAGAATGGTCGACTTGCCGGCGCCGGTGCCGGCGGCGTTCGGGCCGGCCACGTAGTCGTACTGGCGGATGATTTCCTTGTCGCCCGACTCGCCGCCGCCGAAGACCTTCACGTATGGCATGGCGATCACGAACGCGCCGCCGATACCATCGTCGAGGCGGTTGATCAGCGAGATCGCGGTTTCCTGGTCGAAGTAGTCGTCCATGACGCCGTTCTCGTAGTACACGCTGATCTGGCCGGTGACGTCGATCATGTCCATGAAGACATCCGGCGTGACGTTGGCGCCGACGACCTTGCCCACGGAAGCGTTGCCGTTGATGTCGCAACTGAAGTTGGTGCAGACCTTGGTCGCGGTGCCGTTGACGATGGCCAAGCCGGACGGGGTGACCAGCATGTCACCCCCGCCAGGTGCCGCCGGCGAGGTGAAGTACGCCACGCCGGTCTTTTGGCGATCTTGGCCCATGTAGGCGATATCGGCCGAGACCTTATCGTCGGCGGCCAGGCCGATGCTGATCGAGGCGACGCGCTGACCGGTGAAGCGGTACGATTCAGCAACGGCCGAATACCACTTCTCGATGGTGAAGCTGTCGTTGGTGTGGCCGGTCTCGGGGATGTAGGTGATCTTGCCCGGTACGGTGATGCCGATGCCGGCGGCGCTGGCCGCTGCAGCAACCGTCTCCGCGACGGTGATTTCGGTCGCGGTCAGAGCGACGATGGTGAACAACTTGCCATTGTTGGGTACACCGCCACCGGTGAAGCCGCTCGGCTTGAACAGCATACCGAGCGCCAAGCCGTCGGCGAGGAACGAGCCAGCCGACCGGACGAAATGGGGGGCCGTCGCGGTAGCCGTAACGGTCAGGCCTGCGAGCGGCGTAACGACCGTCCAGTCGCGGCGCACGATGGCAGCCAGTTCCGTATCGATCAGGCCCAGCGCCAGCTCGACGCCGATGCTGCCGTCGACGGTGCGGCCGCCGTGGCGCGCCATCGGGCGCTGCGCGTTGGTCTGGATCGCGGCCGACTGGATCTTGTTCTTCTTCAGCGCGATGCTGTCGCTGACTTTGCGGAACTCGCGCGCGCCGGCGGCGCCGGCCAAGGTGCCGAAGGTGGTCTCCTTTTTACGGATGACCTTGGTAAGGACTTGGGTTTGAATAGCCATGGTGGAGCCTTTCGGACGAAAAAAAAGCGCCCGAAGGCGCTGGTGGATGGTGCGGAGTGCGGCGGTTTAGCTGAAGTCGTTGGCCGAGTACTTGATGGTGATGGGCGTCATCCAGAATCCGGCGCCGTCGGACCGCGACTGCGCGATGGATGGCGTCTGCAGGATCTGGACATTCAGGCCCATCTTCGTGATCGTGGTCGGGCACTTGAATAGCACCTCGATGGCCTTGGCTAGGTCATCGCTGTCGCCGGTGCCCTCGTTCTCCGGCAGGAAGATGCCCACCTGGTACATGCCGTGATACTGGCGGTGCTGCGCGCCTTGGCTCGGATCGAGCGTGTCGGCCGGCATCAGGTCGGCGCGGATGTGGCGCACGCCCACGGCCGGCACCTTACCCCGGTTCTCCAGGAATAGCGGAATCGGCGGCACCTGCGCGGCGGACCACGCCTTGAGGTGTCCTTCCAATGCGGCGCGGATGATTTTGTTGCTCATGCGAGACCTCGAATGTATTGCTCCAGCGCCGCCGCCAGATTAGCCAGCGTGACGCGGACCATGCCGCTCGGCGCCTGTTGGCTGTATCCGTATTCCAGCCGGCCGGCATACGGCAGGTTGTTCACTACCCAGACTTCGCCGCCCGCCTTGACGCTCGTGACCTGGCCGGCCATGCGCGCGATGGTCGCTGCGCCGGAAGTGTCGAGCGTGGATACCGTGCCTTGTGGAAGCACCTTGCCGAACTGCCAGTTGGCGCGGAAACGGCCGGTATTGACCGGGCTCCCCATCACGACGCCCTGCGCCACCAGCACCACTGCCATGCGGTGCGCCTTATCGATGTTGCCGTCGCAGTGGAGCAGGAAGCTGGTCAGGTCGGCGCTGAATGCCCCGGCCATCAGTTGCCCTTCAACTGCAGGATGTACAGCACTGGCACGTCGACCGGCTCGATTTTCTGCACCGGACCGATGGCGAACTGGACGCCAGCGATCAGCACCAGGTAGCCCACGGTCGGCGCCGGCAGCGGCTGGCCGTTCAGCTGCAACGGCGAGAGGTACAACTCCTGGTCGCCCGACTGGATCAGCGTGCCGTCGATGCGATCTGCCTCGTAGCTCAGCTTGACGCCGGCGGCCGTGTAGTCGGTGACGGTCTTGATCGGCTTGCCGGTGTCCGGGTCGTCGTCGCCCAGCGCAATGCGGCGCAGCGTGACGGTGCCGCCCTTCTTGCGCAGCTTGGCGTCGGTTTCGCGGGCTTTCTTGGCGTAGTCGGTCATGGCGTCGGTGTCAGGTAGTCATGCGGCGGCGTTTTCGCGAAGCGGACGGCCCTGATAGTGGCCTTGCTATCGATCAGCGCGCGCAGCACGCGGTGCCAACCGTCCATGATGAAGCCCTCTTCGCTGAGAATCACCGGGTAGCTGGTGTCGACATCGAGCGCGCGGCGCATGTGGTGGGCCATTCCGATCGCCGATCCTTCTGGCGTCCATACCTCGGCGCCAAGGTAGATCGCGGCCAACGGCAAGTCGAACTGCTCCAGATCCTTGGCGCGGGCGATCAGGTTCGTGACCGTCCACGTCTTGCCGTTGTGGCTATACGAATTCTCGTGTGCCGCGCAGCCCTCTATCTGCACTACGGGAAATTTGCTCATCCGCGCACCAGCTTAATCATGCCGCTACCGCCGGCCGCGCCGAAGTACGGCTGCAGCGCGGAGTCCACGGCGACGAAGCGCTCGCGCGCGTCGGTGGTGTTCTGGAAGTACTCCGTCTCCAGCGGCCCAGTCTTGTCGCGCTTCACGACGTTCGAGCCGGTGTCGAGGTCTGGCATCAAATCATCACCGGCGCCGGCGCGCGCTGCCAGGTCGATGCACGCATTGACGATGTCGACCGGCACAGTGGTGCTCAGCACCTGGAATTCGTCGACGACCACGCCGTACCGCGGCCAATCCAGCGCTTGCGCTTGGTAGACGCGGCGGCCCGCCCAGCGGGTGCGATAGTTCGCGGTCATGAAGATCGTCGCGTTGCGCAGCGCGATCTCTTTCGCGCCCTCGCCCAGCGCGGCCCAGTCGGTCACGCCCAAGGCAGAGTTGCGCGCGTCTGCGGCAGCCACGCTGGCGTAGCTCTCGGCGTTCGGCAGGCCGGCGCCGTTTTCAACGGTCAGGCTCATAGCTTATTGCTGATCAGCGGGCGACCAGCGGACAGCTTGATCGTGCCATTGGCCTCGGAGAAGTACACGTTCGCCGTAATCGTGGCCGAGGTGATAACACCGGATGCCGGGAGCTGGAAAGGCGTCGTCGAGAATGGCATGGTGGCAAACGAGGTCTGGTCGTATTGCGAAGACCCTAGCGACGGATCGCCCGAACTGGAGCAGTCGATCGAGTTGTAGAGCACACCGTCGATCCGGCAGGTCAGCGACAGCTGGATGCGATAGACGTTCACCATGTTCTCGGCGGCTAGCCACATCTGGGCCCACAGCACGTCACCCGCAACCACTCGGGTGTATGCCGAGTCGTTGTTGCGAATCAGGGCGTCGCTGCCGATGATGACCCCGCCCGTGACCTCCATGACCTGGTCGAAACCGTAGCCATCGGCCCGAGCAACCAGGCTTGGGACAATCGTCGGGCCGGCCACCGAGGTGCCGACCTGCATGCCCGCCGCCACGGAGTTGGCTGGGATAGCGCCGATGTTCAACCCGGTGCCAGTCGTACCCATCATGAGCGCGCTGCTCAGCAGGTTGCGACCGTCCGGATTGAGTGTTTTCAGGTCCAGCACCGAAACCGCGTGCACCGAGCGGTCCTGGAACAGGTCGGCTACCGCCAGCCAAGCCATCTTGCCGCCGGCCCGCGCCGTCCGCTCGACGAGGTGGGTATTGTCGGGCAGCAGCGCGCCGGCCTTGGCCCAACCATTGGTGGATACTGGATCCGAAACGAGACTGTAGATGTCGACCAGTCGGCAGCCGAAGATTCGGGCCTGCTCGCGGACCCACTCATTCAGCGCAACAAACTTACCGCCCTCGACAGACGTCAGCTTGTACAACGGGGGCGCGGTGACCATCACGACGCGGCGACCCGCATCGCGCGCCATCTTGTAGCAAGCCGCCAGCGCAGTCTTCGTGCGGGCGATCGGCCAGCCGTTGACGATGTCATTGGTCATGCCGTTGATGAATATCGTCTCCGCGCCGGACGCGATTACGGCGGGCATGGTCTCCAGGATCTGCTCGGTGGTGTAGCCGATCACGGCGGCGTTAAGTATCAGGTTGATCGCGCCATTCGAATTGCGGATCATCCAGCCGCCCCAGCCGATGTCAGGCTTGGTGATCGTTACCGACACGCCTGGAACGACGGTGGTGATTGGCCCCGATTGGGCTTGCAAGGAGTCGCCGGCGAATGCAACGGAGTTGGCGGGCAGCGGCCGCAGAATGACACCTACAACCGCATCCTGCACCACCGCATCGATACTGCCCCCGGCGCAGGTGATCTGGAACTGCTGCGTGCCGGCGTAGGGGCCGATCTGCGGCAGCGCGCCGGAACCGATGGCCCACGACCGCACCGAGTTCGTACCGCCCAACACCTGGTCCAGCAGGTAGGCCACGCCGGCGGCGCCGGTCGAGCCGGTCAGCGTCAGCGCCTTACCCTCTTGCAGCGTGATGGTTTTTGCCGATTCGCCGGCTTTGATGGTGGTGGTCTGGGTCATGGGTGCTTTCGGCGAATGGGCGGAAAAATGCCCGCGCGCGGCGGGCTGGGAGTTGCGGCTGGTTCGAGCTTACGGAGCGGTCAGCAGCGCAATCAGGTCGGGCTTGTTGGCGGTCGACGGGTAGTCGACGCCCTTTTCCTTCAGGGCGGCTTGCAGTTCGTCCTTGGTCATGGTGCTGAAGTCGGGCGAGGTGACGCGGGCGGCGGCCAGCGCGGCCAAGCGCTTCGCTTCTTGCTCGTTCGCCAGCTCACGCTCCAGCAGTGCAGCTTCGCGGTCGTCCAGGACGCCGGCGCGCTGGTTCAGCTGCAGTTCGCGGTCGTCGAGCTCGTTCGAGCGCGCCAGCATTTGGTCCCGGGCGCCCAGCAGCTCGGCCATGCTCGGGACGATGGTGCCGGATTGGACGGCGCCGGCCAGCGCTTCGTGCGCTTCTTCGTCGAATGGGGTGTGTACCTCGGCGTTGAAGTCGGCCAGGTTGATGGTGATGAAGCCCAGCGGGTTGTCGTCGGAAACATCAGCGATGACGCGGATGGTAGTGGTTTGCATGTTGTTCTCACAGAAAAGCGGAAGGCCGAAGCCCTCCGCATTGCAGGACCGGCAGGTGCCGGGTCGATTAGCCCTTCAGGATCGAGACGAAGTCAGGCTTCCAGACCTTGGCGTCGTAGACTGCGCTGACCATGAACATGGCCTTCTTGAAGCCCTTGTACGCGTCGACCGCGAACACCAGGCCGGAGCGCGGGTCCTGGATGATCATGCTGTCAACGGCAGCGTCGCCGCCGGCAGGGCTGGCCATCGGGCGCATCACAACTTCGATTGCCGACTGCTTGAATGCCAGATTGGCGGTGTAGCTGGCGGTGACAGTCATCGCGGTGGCGGAGCCGGCGATGGCCTTACGCAAGCCAGGCGCGGCCAGCGTGATGACACCAGGCGCGGCGACACCAGCGGCAACCACGTACTGATTGGTGTCGCCAGCGAACGTGACGACGTCGCCAGCCAACACGGTACCGGTGCCGGTGATCAGGGTGATCGCGGTGGCGCCAGCAGCGTAGCCTGCGGTGTTGGTCGTGTAGCTCGCACCGGTACCGGCGGTCACGGACGCGATGCCGGCCGATTCTTTCAGCGACAGGCCTTGCAGGTTCAGCAGCTCACCCTGGCGCAGCAGATTGTCGTTGCCAGCCTCGTTGACCTTTTGCAGTTGCGCCAGGTTGCGCAGCTTGGTACCGGCGATCGTGTTCATCACCAGCGATGCGGTGCCGTCGATCGATGCGCCGTTATCCACCAGGATCTGACGCACCTCGGCCACTTCGTTGAAGTTGGAGCCGAATGGCGTGGTGCCCGAGGTACCGAAAGCGCGCGATGCATTCTTGTACGCCAGCTGCGCAACATACGACTCCACCGTGTTGGCGATGGCGCGCACGGCTTGCTGGATCTGGTCGCCGTAGATCGTTTCGAAGCCCGATCCGTTGTTGACGTGCTTCATGTCCTCGCCGGTCCATGGAATCTGCACCGATGCGATCTGGTTGATCGTCATCGTTTTGTTGTCAACGGTCTGATCCGTGCCTTCCGGGATCGTCATGCTCGGGGTGATCGTCTGCACCACGGCTGCGCGCGTTGCGAAGCTGCGGATGGTGTCACCGACCGCTGCGCCTTCGGTGTCGAAGTTCAGCGTTGCCGATGGCACAACGCCGACCAGTTCGCGGCCGACAGTATCGGCTGCTTTGTAGATGTCTGCTGCAAGATTACTGAGTACGTTTGCCATGGGAAGCCTTTCGAGGAATAGAAAAAGGCCCGCGAAGCGAGCCTATGAGGTGGTTTGAGATTGAATTGCAGGCCATCCAGCCCAAAACACCGCGTATTCCCCATCCAGGTAGCGGCTAGTGCATTGCTTGTACTGGCCGCGAACGGCCGTGCTGCTTAGTCGGCGATCTTGCCGCCATCCTTGAAGAACGCGGCGCGGGCACCCTGGTCCATGCCGTCGAACTGCGCGCGCGGCATGGTCTTGGCGCCAGCGGTGCCGCCACCGCCTTTAGCGCCGCCGCCCGATGCGCCCGAACCTTTCAGGATCATGTCCTTGTTAGGGTATTGGCCGACCATCACCTGCAGCGCTTCTTCGAAGTCAGCATGGTTGCCGTGGTTGGTGGCCGAAAAGATCGGATTTCCATCGGTGCCCAGTGGGACCAGCTTGCCGTTGTCGACCTTGAAGCGATCGCCGAAAACCTTTTGCGCGATGTCAGCGGGGATGGCCAGCTTGTCGGCGATGAATTTGGAGCCGGCGAACGAGCCGCCGATGATGTGGTTGTTCAGGTCCTGCGTGAGCTTGGTGTTCTGTTCGGTCAGCGCGCGTTGGGTTTCTTCGGCAGCGCGGGTCGCGTTGGCGACAGCCTCGTTGGCGGAGCGAGTTGCAGCGTCCTTGATCTCTTGGACCTTGCCGGCGGTGACCAGGTCGCCGTCCTTGATGTTCTTCGCCAGGCGGATGGCTTCGGCGGCGGCGGCGGGGTCTTCGATGCCAGCGTCCTTGAACGGCTTCAGCGCAGCTTCGGCGGCTTCCTTGGCGATGCGGTGCGCCTTCGCCTCACCGTTCAGGCGGCCAATGGTATCGACCGTGCTATCAGCATCGAATGGGGCCTCGGCACCATCCTTATTGATGAAAATCGGTTGCTTCTTCTCGGCGTCCATCGCAATGGTGCCGTCGGCGTTGAATTTGAATGGCATGGTCTGACTTTCCGGGCATCCGCCCTATCAATGGCCTTCCGGCCGTGCACCGCGTCGCGTCCGCTTGCGGCATAAAAAAAACCGCCAGGTTGCCCGGGCGGTTTATATGGTGAAGGAGGAGAGAAAAGGAGTGCTAGTCGCGATAGAGCAAGCACGTCGCAGTATTTTTGTCCAATCGATTTGTTACAGTGATAAGCCTCATCGCGACGTCCTGGTGATTAATCTTAGCCATAAAGCGAAATTTTCTGTCAAGGAGCATGATCATCACTTCGTCAGACGATGACAGTGGCACATCGACATAAAATTCCATTCCGATCATCTTAATCATGCCTGAGAAGGGTTTTATATTGAGCGATACCGAGTCGAGGTCCTCATCTGCTTTCGGTTCCGGAGTCCAGCGCGTCTCGAAGTGTAGGATCGCTGGCGGAATCACAGGTCCAATGGTCATGCGATCACTATCCTTTCACCCTTCATCAGGCAGCCCACGCACACAATCTGCCGCGTGCCGCCCTTCAACTTGCGTGCCTGGATCATGGCCCCGATGACCGTCTCGATGACCTCGCGGCCACCGCAGCGCGGGCACTGCAGCATGTCGGCCGGCTTGGAGGCGCTCTTGGCGCGGCTCGGCTTCTCGTCCGGCTTCGGCAAGGCCGGAACTAGATGGACCACTTGATCTCCTTCGGTGCGGCGGCTGGCGTTTCGATCTTCGGATCATCAGGCTCGAGCACGGCGCTGTGATCACCGCCGAAGAATGCGATGTACGCCTCGCCGGCTGCCAGATCGGCCCGCTTCTTCCAGACGCGATGGCCGTTGACCATCACGACGACGTCGCTCTCATGCCCGGGAGGCGGCAGCAGGCGCGCGCGCAGCTCGTCGACCGACGGGACGCTGGTGGCTTGCAGATCGCTGTTGATTCCGGTGTTCACGAGGCCTCGCGGGTGTATTTAAGGCCCAGCTTCGCGGCGGCGCGAGTCCAGGCCAAATGATGAATCTCAGCCGAAGCGTATTTCACGTTCAGCTGATTTGTCTTGACCATTGTAGCAACATCGGCCTGCGCCTTAGTTAATTCGGCATTAAACGCTGGCTCGATGTCTGCCTCGCCCGGCCATTTGCCCTTCGCCGACATCATGTGGCGATACTGCGGCGCCACGGCGCGAACCTCGGCCAAGTCGGCGAACGCGGCATTTCTCACGTCCGGCACAGAGAAGGTCGACCCGCCCGGGTGGTTGTGCGTGAAAACCGCACCCTTCATGCCGCGCAACTCGTCCTCGCTGTACCCTACCCGGTCCGGCTCGCCGGCGCGGCGCAGCAGAACCTGGCCGTCCGGCGCCACGAAGGCCCCGAACTCGTTCTTTTCGTTGCGGATCGCGTCCTCGATTTTTACCGCGGACGCACGCGCCGGCGTGCTCACATCGGCAGCGACGCGGGCAAAACCCGGATCGTAGATCGTGAACTCGCCCGACGGCTGCTTGAAGGCGCGCGCATCGCGCTCGGCCATCTCCTTCAGCGTCAGCGTACGGCCCTTGTCGTTCGTGAAGATCGAGGCATCATGCTTGCCGGCGCGGTACAAATCGCCCTTGGTCTTGCCCAGCACCTCATCTTGCACGGTCGGCGACTGCTGCTTTAGCCAGTCGTTATAGGTCAGGTTGGCGTCCACCGGGACGCCGGCCGCCGCGCGGCTGCCGTACAGCGACTTCTGGCCCTTCAGCAGCGCGATGGAAGTCGAGCGGCAGCACCAGTGCAGCCGGCCCGGCCCGGCGCGCCACGGTACGCTGTGGCCGACCGGCTTGTGGTCGACCTTCGTGTACAGCAGGTGGTCGCGGGCGCGGCAATCGTCGCTGGTCTTCCCGTCCAGGGTGCTCACCCACATCTCGTCGCCGAGGATGTCCTCGTTTTCTTCCGTGAAGCGCGTCCGGGTGATCTGGCCGGTGTGACTCAGGGCCGTGCGCACCACAGCGTCAACCTGGCGCCGGCTCGTGTCCAGCAGGCCGTCGGCATACTTCAGCGCCTTGGTGCCTCGAATCTCGCGCACGATGTCGGCGGTTGTCTTGCCCTGGGTGTAGCCCACGGCGATCGTGTCCTTGATGCGCTGCAGGCGGTTTGCGCCGAGGTTCTCGGCCCAGCCCTTCAGCAGACGGCCCTGCATCGGCTGCGCCATCGCGGCGGCGTAGACCTGCTCCGGCACGACGCTGGCGATACTAAAGGTCGCCGGCACTACGTGCTTGTACAGGTCATACTGGAACTGGCCCTCGTATTCCACGTATGCACGCAACTCGTCGGTCATGCCGCCGTAGAAGGCGGCGTAGGCCTGGGTGTTCACCTCGCGGACGCTGGCCAGCAGCTTGTCCAGCCGCTGGACCTTGAACGAATCGGCGTCGACGTCTGCCAGCGCGGCGTTCAGTGCGCCAATCAGGTCCGCATCGGTCAGGTTCAGGATCCGGATCATCTTCGCCAGCACGAAGTTGCCGTACTGGGTCATATTGACCTGGTGGCGGACCGCGTTGTCCAGTAGCGGATCGATCATGGCTGTTCAGGGTCTGGCATTGTGCCAAGCGCCGGGCCTTCTGCGGTGATGCGCTCGAGCTCCTCTTCCCAGGTCAAGTCGGGAGCGATGATGCCGCGACGTTGCAGTTCGCGGAAGTAACTCTCACCGGACAGCTTGCCGGACATCGAGCTCTTGAACAGCAGTTCTGCACTGGCCTCGGCAAGCGTCGCCGCCCCGAAGTCGGTATAGATGGTGCAATGCCCGCCGTCGGCCTCGCCGATATAGTCGGCCATGTATTGCAGCGCCATGTCGGCGCCGTCTTCGATATTCTCTGCCACCTTCTGGAGTGCGCAGGAGCCCTGCTCGTTATCTGCGATCGTCTGCGCAACACTTTGCCCGCCCGGTTTGATCACCAGCAGTTCGGCGCCGCCTTGTCGCATCTGGTCTTCTAGGTCCAGCAGCACCTGGCGGGCGGCACCAACGGCTACACCCGACATTTCAACGAACTTCATATCCGCTTCAGGGTGATTCGCCTTCACTGCGCTTCCAGGCCCGACGGTGATGGACACCTCCTCCAGCATGCGAGCGAACAGGATCGGAACACTCAGCATGTGCAGGTTCACCTGGCGGTCGCTCTTGGTCTGCCAGTGCTCGACATTGGCGTGCGCCAGCTCCAGCAACCCCGGCTTGGCCATCATGAATCCGAGGCGGCAGCCGTAGATCGGGACGAACGGGATGGACTTAAGCGGGCTCGTGGCGCCGCTGGCGTGCAAGACCCACTCCTTCTTTAAGTCGCTTGACTCGCGCCAGGTCTCCCACGTCCCGCGCTCCAGCACACGCACCTGCTCGATCTGCTTTTTCGCAAACCGGCCGTCGGGGATGGAAACGCTCTCAAGCAGTCGAAGCTGCGAAAGCCCATGCTCGTCGCTGTCCCAGCCAAGGATGCTTCTCGGGTGGATTTGAACGAAATATGGCCGAACCTTGGCGTTTTCCTCATCAGCCTTGGTCACGTACAGCGATTTGCCATCCTTGTCGCGGGTCGGCGGATGATCGACCAGAATGCCGCTGAACCCATACCCCAGCGCCTCGGCGCCCACCTCTGACAGGAAAGCATGCAGGTTGCGGCCAGCGCGGTCGACATCCTCGCACCACTCGCGAATACGTGCTGGAACATCCTCGCCCAGCGTGACCGGCTTGCTGAACGGCTTAGCTCCCAGCACCTCGATCGTGCGCTGGTAGGCTGGGAACAGCGTAGCGACAGCCAGGCGCGATTTATAGGCTTCAGAATCCTCGGCTGGCCACTGCGGCAGACGGCGTTGCCCGGCCGCGCGCATGGCGTCGGTCCCGCCCATCAGATCATTGATCAGCTCGCAGTGCTTGTTGAGCGCAGCCGCTTCGTCAGACTGTTTGCGTACTGCATCGCTCATAAATATCCTTGTGTTACCACCGCAGCGTCTCGGCTGTCGCAGTGCGTTTGACGATTGGGTATCGCTTCACAATGAAGTAGCCGTTCGCGTCGTTCGGGTGGTCATGGCCGGATTTTTTGTCCGGCTGCCCGTCCTTGCCCCATACCTGCTGCTCGAGCGCCTCGGTGGTGGTCGGGCAGAGGTCAGTGTTGATCTTCCAGCGGCGCACGCCATCGGCGTTCAGGATCATCCCGTTGTAGGCATTGACCCGGTCCTTCACCGCTGGGTTGCTGTAGTCGACCTCGATCTGGAAGCCAGCTTGCCGCAGGATCGACAGGTCGGACTCGCTCGCGTTCTTGCTGCTGGTGTTCGCGCCGGACGCATCCGGGTAAATCTTGACCTGGTGGCCTTTGTCCTTGAAGTCTTCCTTCAGGATCTTCGCCATCGCCGGCGTGTCGCGCACCTTCACGCGCTCGGCCAGCGTCAGCGGCAGTCCCTCGCGGACCACGTTCACGCAGGCGGTCATGTTGTTGACGTTGAAGTCGAGGCCCACCTGTAGCGGCTCGCCAGGCAGAATGATCTGCGTCGAACGATTCTTGATGCGGTCGAAATCGGGGTAGACCGAGCCGCTGGTCAAGTTGGTGAACTGGCCGCGCAAGTAGGCGGCGATCAGCGCCGGCGGATAGCTGGCCAGCAGCGACGGGATGTAGTCCTCGGGCAGGTTCAGCTCGTTGTCGAACGTGGACGCCTGGATCAAGCCGTACAGTGTGGCCAGCGACGGCTTGTCGCGGATCGCCTTCACGAACTGCTGGTAGACGAACTTGAAGCCCTCGGGCGTCGTCGTCACGTCGATGCCGTTCAGCAGGCCCGGCACGTTGTAGCGCATTCGGGCGATGATCTTGCGCCAGGCCGTCTCGGCCTTCTTCATCGGCATCACGTCCAGTTCGTCGATCAGCGCGTGGCCGATCTTGAACCCGACGATCGTTTCCGGCTTCTCCATCGACCGACAGATCACCGTGCCGCGGTAAAGTCGCCCCTCGTAGACTTCGACCTCGTGGTCGCCCTGCTTGACCTTGATGCGCAGGCCCATCAGCGCGGCCACCTCCTCCATCGTGGGATAGAAGATGTCGCGAATCTGCGGGTAGGTCGGCGCGAAGTAGCCCTGGCTGATGCCCGGCCACTGCCAGAAGTGCATGCAGATGCCGACGCAGCCGACGAACGTCTTGCCGGAGCCGAAGCCGGCCACATAGGCCTTGTATTTGTGCGGCAGGTTGAGAAAAGCGGCCTGCGGGATGTTCAGTTCCAGATCATCCATCGGTTTTCCGTGACGCGTCGCGCACGCCGATGTTGATCTGGACAGGCGTCGGCGGCTGCTGGTCGGCCGGCTCGCCCTTTCCCTTGTTCACGTACATTTCGCCCATTTCCTTGGCGGCCTGCTCGATAACGGCGACGGCCAGCGCGATGTTTCGCATCGACTCGGCCTTCTGAGCCATGCGGCCCAGCGCGCGCAATCGAAACGCCTTGCTGGCGATCGGGATATCATCGGCGGTGGCGCGGAACTTGGCCCGCGTCTCTGTGAAGATGTCCCGCCACTTCTTACTGAGATTGCGCCCGACATAGGTGCCAGGGTCGTACAGCGACACCTGCTGGCGCGACACATCGAGGCCGAATTCTTCCTTTACGGCAATCGACACGGCTGTCGGCGCGTCGTAACATGCCAGCGCATTGACGATGAACAGCTTGACCTCGTCTCTTAGTGCGGCCATGTTTTAGTTTCCTGTAAAGCAACGTACAGCTACGCGGCCTTCAGCAGACACGTTCCGCATGCCCTCGCAATATTGAGTTTCGCCACCTCTGGATTACCCTTAGCGGCGTCGATCAGGCGCTGCACGTCGGTGCTCGCACCGTAGCGGCGGACCACGCCGATGAACTCCTCGACATCGTGACCGCGCATGCAGAGGACCGGCAGCCCGTACTTGTTGAACTTGGGCGAACCGAAGATGTCCAGCTCCTGCGCGATGTGATAGCACTCATGTTCCACCAGCGCGCAGAACTCGACGTCGCTGCACTTGAGGCAGTAGCTGGCGTCGAGCGTGATCAGGAACTGCGGCACCATGCCGAACCAGTCGGCCATCTGTTGTTGCTGGCGGCCTTTGGCCCATGGTCCGCAGCGGAAGGTCATCTCTTCGCACATGCCCAGCACAGTGCGGCCGGCCTTGTTGAAGCCCTCCGGCGCCCAAAGGAACTGGATGTCCGCGTATTCCAGGTGCTCGTGGTCGGGGTTGTGCAGCTGGCCGCCCTCCGTCAGGATCTCGGTGCGAACCCACTTGAGCACCTCGGGCGCGGGAGCGTAGCGGGCGGTCAGCGGGTCGGCGAAGGATGCCGGCGGGTACGGCCTGGTCTGGCCGGGCGCGGCGGGCTTCTTCGCCATGGCTATGTCGGGTCGACCGCCAGCATGACCGGCGGCATCGTGACGCCCAGCACGGTCAGCGCGACGGATCCGCCGGCGGCCAGCAGCGCCAGTTCGTTCTCGGACGGCTTCCAGTAGCTCACGATGGCGTCCATGCCTTCAACCTGGATGCGGGTGATCGGCAGCGCGGAGCATGGCAGCTCGCCCTGGTCCCAGCCTTTCGGCGCGCCGAGGACGGCGTTGTTCGAAGGGTGCTGGTGCTTGTTCATGCGGCGGCCGGAACGGGTTGCTGCGCAGCGGCGATCAGCTTCGCGATTCCCGGAGTCGAGCTGATGATCTGGACGCTACTCGGTTCGCCTGGCTTTCGCGCCCCGGCGAAGATGTCGCCGAAGATTTCGCCGAAGGCACCACCAACGCCGTTCGCAGCCCCGCGCACCATGCCATAGACGATGATCTTTTCGCCGCCCATACCCCGCAACTCGGTCATGCCATTCCACTCGGAGGCGATGACGAAGCCGTCCAGCAGCTTGTCGCCGAGCTTGAACGAGTAGGTCTTCGTTTCGGTCAGTTGGATGTCCATGTGATTTCCTTGGTGTGGCCGCCCGTTCCGAGCTGGAACCGCGATACGCTGCGGCCGGACCCACTCGGTCATGTTGCGTCGGCCACTGCGCCCGCTTTTCGAAACCCGCCCGCTGGTGCGCGATGGACGGACAGCACGTGTAAAAAAGCCGCCGGCGCGCGAGTGCGGTCGGCGGCAAGCGCGCAGCGGTAACTGCGCGGCAGACACTGGAGCGGATGCGAGGAATCGAACCCGGATCCTCTGCTTGGAAGGCAGCTGCTCTACCACTGAGCTACACCCGCGAAATTGTCCGCCGCCTATGTTCAATGCCGGGCGGCGTCAGGGATGGCTTGATTAGAGGCGACACCTGATTGCGGCAACTACGAGAAGCTGGAGCGAGCAGTGGGGATCGAACCCACGCCAGGAAGCGGAGCAACTCCGTGATTGATACTGACCGCGTTCCGTATCGCATTAATTCCCACCGGTAGCGTGCTGCGCTAGCTCGTGGCGACGGGTACCATATTTCATTTTAGGCCATGAGCGAGGATGAGATGCTTGATCTGGACGATGGGCGCAGACGCGATCTCGTAGATCGTAGAGCACTGACTGTGGATGACGAAGGCGATGAGGTTCTACGTGGCCTCACTGTGGCTGAATCCTACTTTTTTTTGCGCTTCGAGCAATACCCATTTCAGGCACACACCGGTGGTGAGGCTGCTATTTACTATCAGCTAAAACACAAACATCTCACCGCGCGCTGCAGGGAGAATATCAATAGAATGCCGCATTGGTTCACCAGTCAAGGGTGAGTTCGTCGCAAGTCGCCGCGCGCGGCCAGAAGGCGGCGCCTGGCTTGGTGCTCTTCTAAAATGTCTGGCCGGGGCTATTTCATGGCGCACCACCGTTGCTAACCGGCGCGGTGTGCGCACGCGGCCAGCCAGTTCGATTCGTGTTGCCGGCCAGCGCGGCCATGGCGTAATCGATCGGCACACCCTGCTCAGCGAGAAATGATGCTGCAAGGTAGGTGCCATGCATGCGCGCGAGTTCAAGCGCTACGGTGCAAAATCTGTATGTTCTGTGTTCCATGAAGCTAGCGTACATGCCTGACCACGAGGCGCTTTGACGCTAATCAACATCCCGATCCGGCTGGCGGTTCGCGGGGATCAGGTGCCAGCCCAACTGGCGCCGTATTTCCTCGGGCGTCGGCGGCGGGTCCAGCTGCGCATGCGTGCGGCGCTCCATGTACGCGCGGACCCGGAGCTTGTCGGGTTTCGTCGTTTCGGTCATGGTCGCCTCGCTGGCGCAGAAATGCAAAAACCCGCACTGGGCGGGTTCTGGGTTCGTTCCAACAACAATCTGTGAAGTGAACTACTACACACGAGCGAAAGCATCAGCGAAGTTGGTGCTAGCCTCGAATCCCCGCTATCGGTGCCGCCTAAGCGATCATTACGAGTGCGTGAAGTGTGTTTTTCGATGATAGCGCACTTTGATTGAGTTTACAACACAAGGAATAAGAAATAAAATTTCCGAAACAACAATGCTAGATAAATATGAATCCTTGGAATACATATGCAGTTCGCGGGCCAGGCTTTGTCCCACCTCCTGATCGCGCGCTCACTCGATTCGACACAATCAGTCACACCTCTCACGTGGAACCAGCGCTTAATATCGCTTCTGGGCAAGGCATCAGACCAGGCTTAGTGTTTGACAAATCATTGTTAAATACGAGCCGCATATTAGTTGGGTGGCTTTCACCTAATTATTGGACGTTCGGATTTCGATATGGCAACATAAAATTCGACTACGACTTCAAAGCTCTCATCCAAAATAAAAAATTTTATTGGGTTGAGGCTATCACGCAATACAAACCACCCGCTTGTCGAATTTTAATCACGGATATTGACCGCTCGAACCAACTAACTCCTTATGATCCAACGATCCGAGATGGCCCTTGGTGGCATGACATAAGTAGCGACACTCATTACTATAATGGAATGTATTGTCTCGAATTCATGATTGAAGATCAGGTGCCAATTGACGACTTGGAAGGCATATCTTTTGTAAAACATCATGGAAACTTTTGTTCCATTATGCGCGACCACCCATATGATTGCCCCCAAATTGGAGCCGGTGCGGATTCAGGAGGTGCACGGTTTCTAATCACTGCAGCGGCGCGAAGTTTAAATATCGGTGGTGTCACACATCTATTCTTGCGCCCCGATGGAAGATTTAAGGCTGAACTACTGGATGCCATCGAACGGATACCACGCGAACTGACGTTTAAGTGCCATTTCGGTGGAAAAATTCATTGTAGCGATCACCCTGCACCGGCCGTGGCGCGAGGTGCTTTAAATGCACTTATCTCTAGTGAGCTCAAGGAGGCGGCGGCATTGGGCGACATGTTTGACACAATGAAAAGCTTCCACACCAGCATTGCACATTTGGTGCATGAAGCGTTGGCATGCGGTGATGTTGAGGAAATTAAAAACGCATTACTGTGAGGTTAATTTACTTTGCGCACGTGCATTGTGCGCGCTGAGCAAGCCCTCCAGTTCGCTTACCATATCCAGCGCCCTTTCGCGCTCGAAGCCGCCGCCACCGATCTCGCTGCGGCCCGTTCCTTTGCAGGGCACGCAGATCCTGCGCTCTGTGGTGTTGCCGCTGCCGTGGCAGCCGGAGCATTTCCCATCGAGCCAATAAGCCAGCGAGCGTTCGGCGACGCGGCGATACAGCGCCTGGGCGGCGGCGGCGTCCCAGGCAGTTCCCTCCCTCACCCACTTTCGCTCGCGCCCCTTTTCGAACACGCGAGTGGTCCAGATGCGCAACAGGCTGGCCAGGTTAGCGCTGCCGGATTCGAACAGCTTGTGCTGCGTGCCGTCGGCGTACTTCACGCGCGACAGCAGCGAGCCGATGCCGGCGCCGGAAGCATCCGCCAGCGCGGAAGCGCAGAGCGGATCGGTGTCGTGGTGATGCGCATCGTCCTGCAAATTGGACGAATTCACGGCGTGCAGAAATCGGTCAGCGAAACCCATGCTGTTGCTCCCTGGAAGAAGCTCGAACGTTAACACATCCATGAAAAAAAGGAAGAGGTGTTGCCCGAAATTTGTTATCGCAAGTCATCGCCATTTCTTGTTGACCTTTGGGGGCTGGTTTCTTTCGCGGCAGACGCACCTTCTCCGCCTCCAGCTTCACGCTTTCGGCAGAATCGCGGTATGCCGCCGCCGGCAGCGCGCGGCTCGGCTCTGGATCGCGGCGCGCGGGCGCCAGCAGCACGGCCAAGTACTCCTCTCTCGACATCGGCGCGCTCATACCCGCAGCACCCCGGTGCGATCGAACTCGGCGAGTGCCGACCTGGACGCCCGGTCGATGTCGAAGTTCGAGACCGTGCGAAGGAATAGCATCACGCGGCCGATACCGTCGCGCAGCGCGTGCAACTCGTCGCCGGTGACGCCGAACTTCCCGAGCCGCTGCGCCCGCGCCTGTATTTCGGCGACAGCCAGCACCATGTCGCTCGCCACCGGCAGGATCTCGTGGCCGTTCGGAGCGATGCGGCGCGCCATGTCGGCGGCAGACAACAGGTCGTAGATGTGCTGCTCCTGAAGGTGATCCATGCCCAGCGCGACGCTGGCCTGGAAGCCGGGCATCTCGAACTCGATGGCCTTGCGCATCCCGAGCGGCAGGACACATGGCTTCGGCTTGTATGCCTTGCGCGGCTTCTTGGTCTTGGCCATCAGGCAGCCCTCCGCACACGGTGCGACGGCCAGTCGAACACCACCAGGCGACCGCCGCCCTCGCGCAGCCGGTCGAACGACCGCGCGCCGAGGTAGGCTTCAAGCTCGGTCGCCGCCAGGTTGCTGATGGCGATCGTTGGCCGCGAAGCCTCGTAACGGCCGTTGATGATCTCGAACAGGATCATCTTCTCGGTGTCGCTTCCGAACTGCACGCCGACTTCGTCGAGGATCAGCAGGTCCGGTTCGATCAGGTCGCGCAGCGCTTGCGCCTCGGTGCGGCCGCTGCCCTTGGCGTACGTTTCCTTCACGGACCGCACGGCGCGGATGACCGACGTGAACACCGCCTGGCGGCCCTGCTCCAGCACCGCATGGGCGATGCCGATTGCTAGGTGCGTCTTGCCGGTACCGACGTCACCGCAAAAAATCAGGCACATGCCCTTGGCGCGCGCCTCGTCGAAGTTTTCCGCGTAGGTGGTGGCAACCCTCAACGCACGCTCGGCGGCCTCGCAGGCGGGCGCGTAGGTGGCAAGGCGTCGATCTGCGAAGCGATCAGGGATCGCGGCACGACCGAGCTTCTCGCTCCACTCCCGGGCCCGCAGCTCCTTGCGCCATGTGGCATTCTCGCTGGCCAGCGCATCGCGTTCCGCAGCAAGGTCGCAGGCCACGCACCCCGACCAGGCGCCGCGCACCAGCATCGACGTGTATTCGCCGTGCACGCCGCACGTGCGCAGCACCGCGCTGACGTACTTTTTCGGACTCTCAGAATTCGCCATTGGGGCCAACTCCCTTGCTGTAATCCTGCTTGCCAAAGTTTCCATGTTGCTGCCCTTTCTGCGGCGTGCCGCCCGTTACCGCCCAGTCGGCCTTGTAGTGCTCGCCCGGGCCGAAGAATGTAGCGGGCTGTTTGGTGTACTGCGGCTCGATGCGGCTAAACAGCACGTAGTTTGCATACCGCTGCACGCCTGCCAGCAGATCAGCAGCGCTCACGCCCTCCTTGCAGCGCGCGGCCCATGCCTTGCATGAATCCTTCTTGCTCGCACCGGGCCGTGGCGGGTAAGCGGCCCAAGCCGCCTCGAACTCCGGCGGATAGTCGCCAGGAGGCGAAGCCGACGTAGTGTTCTTTAATGGTTTATGGTTATTGGTTATTGGTTTATGGTTAGTTGACGGACGTTGAACATCTGTTGAACGTCCGTTGGAATCAGGTTCAACGTCCGTTGGCTTTTTTGTTGCGCGAATCGCAGCGGATGCCTTGCCGGCAGCGGACGCTTTCTCACCCTTGGCATGAAACGCCAAAATCTCAGAATCGCACCGCTCGTGGCGGTAGCCTTCCGTTGTCTTTCTAAACTTAAATTTCAACAGACGTTCAACGGCCGTTCGTTCTTGTTCAACGGTTGTTCCAAGTGTGTAGAACAGCTCATCGTGGTCCAAAGGGAGCGGTTTCTCGCTGTCGTAGTACATGTCCATCATGTCGCGGTAGAGCCAGCGCTCCAGCCGATCCATGGTGAAAGTGCCAGCACGGAAGTCGCCGATATGGTGCTGGTAGTAGTTCACGATCGCACCTCGCGCGACAGCGCATACACTGCCCGACAGGTCACGATGTCGCGGATCGTGGAAATCCCGACCGAGTAACGGCGCGCCAGCGACTCGTACCCGGCGCCGCGCACGCCCGGCTTGTACGCGGCACGCACTTCGCGGACCTGGGCGTCTGTGAGTACCCTGCGGCGCGTCACGATGCGTTCTCCTCATCCATCAGTTCCAGGTCGAACAGCGTCGGCATACTGACTTCGCGCTCCATCGCACGGCAGTAATGCACCTGGTCGGCGAAGTAACCGACGTTCAACTCCGACCCGCCGCCGGCGCGACCCAGTTTCATCGCGCGCACCGGCACCGTGCCCAGGCCGCAGAACGGGTCGTAGACCTTCTCGCCCGGGTTCGTGTAGCGCAGGATCAGGCGGTCGACAATATCGATCTGGAATGGGCAAACGTGCTTCTCGACCGCGCGCGCCGACTGCTCGCCGTTCAAGGTGCGCATGCGCACGATGTCGTGCCAGACCATCGGGTCGCTGCTGCCCGGCGCCAGGCTGAGGTAGTCGGCCGGCAGCGCTTTGTTGGCCAGCAGCTGCTCGCCGGTGGCGACGTGGTATTCGGAGTTGTAGACGTTGGCCAGCGACAGGTCCGTGAACAGCTTCGCCAGTTTGGCCGGCCCGTAGCTGGCCAGCTCGGCCGCGCCCAGCAGCCGGTCGCCGCTCGAACGCCAGAACGCATGCGCGTCGACCTGCCAGCGCGCCACGCTGTAGCCGGTGCCGGGAATCGGCGCCAGCTTGCGGTCGAACGGTACCGGTGTTCCGTCGTCGCTGGTGCACAGTGGCTTCGACTTGGCCACAGGCGTGTCGGCGTAGCCGCGTGAGCGGTCCGTCTGCGGCTTGTGGAACAGCAGGATGTATTCCGGCGAGCCGACGCCCATCTTCGTGCCGTCCTTGCACACCTCGGAATAGCCCAGGCGGTAGGTCTGATTGTTCTCGCGGACCACGTCGGTCACGACCGTGATCATGCCGATGTAGTCGAAACCGTGTTTCAGGCCATGGAACAGCGCCTCGGCATGGAATGGGCTCACCGTCGGCACGCCGGCGCCGGTCACGTTGCCGAAGTTAATCCGATCCTTGACGTGGCATGCGTAGATGCGACCCGGCTGCAGGATGCGCAGCAGCTGTGGCGTGAGGAAATCCATCTGTCGCCAGAAGTGGTCGTTGTCCTGCGTGTGGCCGAAGTCGTTGTAGCTCGGGCTGTATTCATAATGGTTGGAAAATGGGATACTTGTCAAAACCATACCGACCGAGTTTTCCGGCTGCTCGAGCGCCTCCAGCACGCAGTCGTTGTGCGCGACCGAGAAGCGATCGCCGGCCACGACCTGGCGCGCCACGCCGATGGTGCGCGCGAGCGAATCCTGCATCGTCAGTTGGTCCAGGCCGTAGGTGCGGATGATCTCACCCATCTTCGCCTGCATCTCTTCGTGCTGGCGCCACTTAACCTGTAGGTCGGCCAGAACCTTGCGTTCAACCTCCGTGTGCACGATGTCAATGATGACCGGGTGCGCCTGCTGGAAGCGTTGCACGCGGTGAATCGCCTGGATGAAGTCATTGAACTTGAAGCCGATGCCGGCGAAAATCTCGCGGTGGCAGTGGACCTGGAAGTTGCAGCCGCTGCCGGCGATGATCGGCTTGGTCGAGAGATCCTTGATTTTGCCATCACTGAAGTCGGCGATGCGCTGCTCGCGCTCGTCCAGGTCCTGCGTGCCCCAGACGCTCACCACACCGGGTATCGCGGCCTGGATGGCGTGACGCTCGTCCTCAAGGTCGTGCCAGATCAGGAAGTGGTCGTCCGGATCCGCCGCCATGATCTCGGCCACCTTGGCGACGCGCGCGCCCATGCTGTCGCGCTTCTCGCCGGCGGCCGCCGACAGGCCCATGGCCACGTTTGGAATCAGCAGGCCCTGGCCGTTCTTCTCGGAACCGGCCGTCTCGTAGTTGCTCGGCACTTCGTGGTACCGGACCTCGATCGGCGGCAGGTCGTAGCCTTCGTCCGAATGACCCAGGTCGCTCGGGCGCTGGATGAACACCGCCCAACTGGCCACCCACAACCAGAATTCATGCTCCTTGTGTGGGTACAGCGTCAGGTTGCCCGCCTTCTCCGTGTCGCGCTGGAAGAAGCGCGTCAGCGCCTGCCCAGTGTCCATGACGCCCAGGTAGCCGGCATAGTGGATCAGCTCCTTGAAGCGGTTCGGGCTTGGCGTGGCCGTGTAGACGAACTTGAACTCGACGCCCTCGAACATCGGCAGGAACTCCTGATAGGTTTTGCTGCCGTAGCTGCGCAACACGCTGGCCTCGTCCAGGCCGGCCGCGCGCCACTTGCTGACGTCGACCTTGCCCTCGCGAACCGATTCGTAGTTCGTCATGTAGATCGTGGCCGGGTCGTCGATCTCGGCGTCGGTCCGAATGAAGCGCAGGTCGACCACCTGGTCGCCGGTGAAACGCTTCGCCACCTCGCGCGAGAACTCCTGCCGCACGCCCAGCGGCGCGACGATACCGCGGACTCCGCCCGGCCGGTGAATGCCGATCTGGCGCATCACCTCCAAATTGGTGCTGGTCTTGTGCAGGCCGAACGATGCGAAGATGGCGCGCTGGCCGCCGGCGAGCGCCCAGCGCACGATGTCCCGGGTGTGCGGCTTCAGGCCCGGGTGGATCTGCTCCAGCGGCACGTCGAAGCCATTCTTCTGCGCCAGTTTGATTTTCTCGCGCAGGAACTGGCCGTAATCGGCCAGGACCAGCAGTTTTTGTTCTTCAGTGCTAAATGCGCTCATGTCTTTTCCGTTTCGGTTAAATTGCAGGTGCTGGTCCAGCAGCAGCCTTCAGGTCCTTCAATAATTTTCGGTAGTGCGCGGTCATGGCGACCAGTTGGTCGACCGTGTACTTGCGCGGTTCGTTGTCTGCTTCCAGCGCCTCGACGGCGGCCAGGCCGATGCGCGCGACGACGCCGGCGCGGAACGATGCCGCCGTCGTGCCGCCCGGCCGGTTGCAGCCCTTCAGTTGTTTGAATACGTTGCGCTCGTCGAAGCGCAGATGCGGATGGCTGCCGCGCGAGAGGTAGTGGCCGGCGTCGTAGTCGCCGCCCGTCAGCGCGGCGCCATCGGAATGACGGTTGCAGTCTATGCACGGCTCGAACCGATCGCGGAACCGCACCCAGGCGTTGAATGCCTTCTGGCAGTCTGCGACGTGATCGGCCTTACGTTTGAACTTTTCGAGCTTCTGCTGGGTGTCCTTGCGGTCGGCCTTGGCGGCGGCCTGGCGCTGCTTTTCGATCTTGGCCAGCGCCAGGGCGGCGCCGCAGTCGGGCGAGCACCATTCGACAAATGGCTGATCGGGCACGAACTCAGCGCGGCAGGTGCGCACCTTGCACTTCTTCGCGCGCGCGGCCTTGGTGATGGTCTTCGTCACCTCGCGGGCCTCGATGCGCTCGCCGCGCGCGAATGCAGTGCGCTTCATCGGCGCGTTGCCGGGCTTCATGGGGGAGCGGCGCATCATGATAAAATTCCCGAATGAATTTTATTTCGAGGTTTCTCTCTCGTCCCGCAGTCATGATCCCGGCCATGGTGGTGTTTCTCCTTCCAGGCTTCATCGCCGCCGGGCTTTACTACGACTGGAATAAGTCGGAGTGGGCGTCGTGGGTGCAGGCGATCGGGTCGATAGCCGCGCTGCTGATTACTGGATTTCTCTTTTTGATCCAACGCCGAAGCGAGATGACCCGCGCTTTGGACGCTGATCTTTTCAGTCGCACCCTTGCGGCTAAAAACATCGCTTCGATCGCGTATCAGGCAGTTTCTGTTATGGATCACGCTGCCAACGAGCACGAAACCGACACCGAGCATGGTGTTTTCGAGGAAAGTGCGGCTCGAATGGATCACATTCGAGCGATACTCGACAACTTCGTTACGCCGCAGACAGACCATATTGCAAGCGTGGCGGCTTTGCAGCTCGGGCTGTTTCTCACGCAAGCGAGCGCTGACTTTAGAAATCACAACGACGCCGTTCTGGATCACATCATTTCTCGAAGCAGAAGACGAGTGCAAGATGCCGAACGATTCCGGGACCGTTTGATTGGTCATCAAAATCAGTTGATTGAAAAGTGCGAGCGCCGGGGAATTCGAATTAGCAGTCAGGATTTCCCCGCCTAACGAACGATGAAAGCTGAATGGGGTTAAATAGCTCATTTGCGGCCATCCCTACGCAAAGCGAACTCCATATCGATAGCCCTCGCCGCCCATTGCGCCATGCCAGCGGCGCGCAATTTGTCGACCGCCGTCATGGATTTTTCCTCTGTAAAGCGACAGCGCGATCAACGAACGCCGCGCGCTCCGCATCCGGCAGCGCCGTGAAAGCCCGCAGCAGGCGGTTCAGGCGCGGATCGCGGCGCATCAGGGCGCCGTTGTAGCGGTCGCTGTCGGCCAGGCTGCGGGCGCGGTAAGCGTGCGACTGATGCGCCGCTTCGCGCACGCGGTCCTTGCGGCTGAGGTGGTTGTCGTCGTAGAGCATCATGCAACCTCTTTCACGTATTCGGCGGGCACAGGCTTGCCGCGCCATGCGCAGAATGCGGCAACGTCCTCCCGATCCACCCAGAGCAGTTCGTGGCCGTGCTGCCAGCGCGCGCTTCCTTTCCCGCCCGGGAAGCGGAAAGAAATGGCACTGCCGTCGTTGACACGGCGCCCAGCCGCCGGTGAAGTTGGGGCTTTCAGCCGATTGCCGTCCATGTCGGCATATACGTGCAAGATCGTAGCGTCGACGAATTCCGCCTCGAAGACTTCGATCAGCGCAACCTCGGCGGCTTCGCGCGCTCGACGGCCGGAAAATTCACGCTGACGGCACGTTTCACTGCAGTAGACGGCCCGGCCGTCGGCTACCGCGCCGAATAGGTCCGGGTCCTCGCCGTCGTCGTATGCGGATTGGCACACGTCGCTGTCGACCTTGCGACCGCAGCAGGAGCATTCGAACCACCAGCCGTGCTCGATAGCCGCCAGCGGCGGCACCGGGCCCGGGGCGTAGGCATCGAATTCCGGAGAGCGCGTGCAGTAGTCGACCTCGTTAAAGCCGCAATCCATTTCATTGGCACCCTCGCGTCGCGCAACCACGTTGTGCAGGGCGAACACAATCACGCTGTGGTCGCCGCCGTCGTGGACGGTGTAGGCCTTGAGCTTGGTCATGGCCGCACTCCCAGTGCCAGCGCCATGTCGGCGCGCTTGCCACGCACGCCGGCCAGCTTGCAACCGGCTGACGTGCCGTGGAAGTACTGCAGGTGCAGCAGCGTCCCGCCGGCGCGGACGAATCCGGCGGCCACCAGGCGCTCAATCAGCGGCAGATCCTGGCGATTGGCGAGATAATGGTTGCGGAAGCCCCAGTTCAGGCGTGGGTGGTGCGGCGTCGCGCCCAGCATGTGGCGCAAGATGTCCAAGTCTTCCGGCTGCAGCGTGGCGGCGCGTTCGTCGAACTGGCACGCGACGCACACGCCGTGCTGCTCCAGCTGCTTGGCGAACGCGGTCCTGCCGCAGACGCAGCGCTTCGGGATCAGCGCGCCGGTGGTTGTTTCGTTGTTGATGGCGCGGTGCTGCCGCTCGGTGCGGCTTAGGTCATACATCATGATATGATTCCTTTTTGGCAATGGCTGAGGTAGGAATGAAATTCGTGGAACGCGCAGTGATCGCGCTGCTGTGCATCGCAATGCTTGTCGCGCTTCATCAGATAATTGGAAGCGTTGTTACGGCGCACAAATGGAAGGGATTGGCCCCTTCCGATTGGGCGGCATGGGTACAGGCAATTGGCTCTATAGCCGCTTTGGGAGTTGCCATATTCGTTATGAGTAGACAGAACGCCCATTCGGCGAGACTCGTGGCCCAAGCGGATACAAAGGCGTTGCGTCGAAGGGCGGAAACTGTCTCGACAATTGTAGAAATCGACTACTGGCAGATTGACAACTGCTTTAACGATATTTCTCGGGCGATAAGTGCGAACAACATGATCGATCTGAATGCTTCGCTGGTTTCCACGAAGATCGTCACTTCCGAAGTCCGG